GCCAGATCTTCTGTGTCATGACGCGCTCGTTGATACGCATATGTCCAGTGCTGATTGTGGTCTCGCCGCCAACGTCCCAGCCGAACTCAGTGGACGGCGCAACGCGGATCGTCATGTCACGGTTCGACGGGAACTTGGATTGCATATGGTCAACGTAGCCGAGGAATTCCTGCTGCTTCTCCGGCGATAGCTTGCCGGCGAATATCACCTCGTGCGGGCCATTCTTGAAACGCTTCTCGGTATCGTCCGAAGTACCCGCAATCAGCATCTTGGCGAAATTGAGCGCTTCCTCGTCGCCCAGCGCCGGATTGAGCTTCTTCACGTCTTTCACGGTCTGTGCAATGCGATCATCGTTCCCGGTGACCACCTGCCATTGCCCCGGCGCGTATCCGTCGCTCGCCGTCTTGACGTTGATCTCCGGCTCAGGCTCAGTCGGCAGCGCGACCGGCGCGCGTTGCTCCGGCGTCTGCGCGTGCGTGCCCGCGTCCACAGCCTTTGTCGCCGGGACCTCTTCCGGCTCCTGCCAACCATTCTTGGCCAATTCATCGTCCAGGAATTGGTCATAGTCGCCCTTGATGAAATTGTTGACGAACTCGTCTTCATCAATGGCTTTCGGCGTTATGTAGCACATGCATTGCGGGTGCGGGCGAGCCGGCACCTTATCCGGCTTGAATGGCGATTCGGCTGCGACTACATTGCAAATGTCCGGCTTGGGGTGCGCCTTTGAGAGGTTCCATTCCACCTCATTCACCCAAGGCGTTTCGGCGTACTTCTGCGCGCTCATCGAATGGAACGCGTTGTTGATCTCAGTCCGCGCGAGTCGCATTGCCGCATAACGAACTCCACCCGGCGTGTTGGGATTGAACCAATCCCGTGCCCGCCTAGCGAACTCCTGCGCATTGAGTCCGGATGCAAGGGTCTCATTGATAAGCCGACCCAGCCGCCCTTGCATCCAGACACTGGTATTGTATATCCGTTTGCTCAGCGGAAGGGCGCTCAGCTTCATCCTGGCCATGGCGGTGTCGATCGCTCGCTGGCTCACTTGCAGCGCGCTCTCGTACAGGAACTGCCCCTGCGCGCCCTTCCCGACTAGCCGGAGGAGCGCGTTGTCAGCGGCAGCGCTTAGCCGCGCTGCGCGACTGGCTGAACGGGCGCGCCGGGCGCTGACGATGTCGCCCAGCCGCTCAAAGACTGCCGCCTGCTCCGCGAGGAGGCGCGCACGCGACTGCTCCAGCTGCGCGCGCCGCACCTCCTGCTTGCCTTGCGGGAGATCAGCCAGGATCTTATCAACCCGCTTCTTGGCAGCCTTCAGCATCGCCAAGACTTCCCGGTCGGTGACCTGGATCTCCTGCGCGTTGGCCAGGATCCAATCCTCTGGCTTAGGCTTGGGAATCGCCACGGCTTATCCCTGCGGCAACTGGCCCGCGTTGGCTGCGATCTGCTGCGCCTCCGCGTCCAGCAGCGCCTGCTGCTCAGCGGCTGCGGTGGCAAGCATGTCGGCCGGGAAGTCATAGCCCAGCCGCTCCGCGAGGTAGCTCACGGCCCACTCCTTGCTCACCAGCTGGATCGGCGAGAGCAGTGCCATGACCTCCTGGATGATGGCGTTGCGGTCCGGCGGCAGCGGATCGCCGAAGATCACCGACGGCTGGAGCGGCAACGGATTCCAGCCCTCGTACACCGGGAACCACATCGTCAGCAAGTCGTACAGCGCGTGCGTCCACTTGGACGCCATCTCCGCTTCGCGCTCCGCGTTGGCCGCGAGCGTGGGCATGAAGTGGATCCGGAGCGCCACGCCGGAGAGCGCGACGTCAGACGGCACCTGCCCAGAAGCCACTGCCGGCGCACCATTTGCGCCTCGCGCGGTCCCCATCAGATAGTCAATGTGGTCCTGGTACGGCTGGACGGAACCAACGCCCTGCACCCGGCCGAACTCGCCATCAGGCTCCAGCTCAGCAACGGACGCCGGGCCAACCACCCAGGGCACCTCGTTGCCCTTCTCGTCGCGTGCCTTGCCCGAGGTCGTGTAGTACACGCCCAGGCCATCCATCGCCACCGTCAGGTCCTCATCGGACGTGTTCTGCACGATACCGGCGAGGATGGTTTCCAGGCCCTGAATGTCAGATGTACCAAAGCGTCCGACCTTGCCGCCACGCCGCCGATTGCGGATGTGGTACACCGGAAGCGAGGTGATCTGCGCGTCCAGCGCGTAGCCCTCCAGCGGGTTGGACTCCGCGTCCGGCGCAGGCTGTGCCCAGACCGGCGCGTCCACCGCGCTCAGGTCCTCGCCGGTGCGGTCGTCCCAACCGTCTGCCTCGTAGAAGCCCAGCCGGTAGAAGATGGTGCCGACGGGCGCGCCGTTGAAGTTGGCAGAGTCCTCCTCGGTCAGCACCTTGCGGTACTCAATCCGCTGGATGATCTCGTCGCCCTCGTCGTTGAGCACCACGGAAACCAAGTAGCAGCCCAGCATCCGCTCGCCGTCCGCCGGATCCCAGATCGGAAAGAACTGCTCCGGCTCCACCGTGCCGAACCGGACGCGGCTGCCCTCCGGCTTGGACATATCGGCGGTGATGTAGAGCACGCAATCGCCCTTGATGAGCATCCAGCGCTTGGAGGCAAGGAACTTGATACCCACCTCCTCGCGCGCCCAGAAGGCGTTGAAGCGCGCAGTCCACTCGGCCATGTCCTGGTCCGAGATGGTGTTGCCCGGGATGGCGCTCCACACCGTCTCCATGCCCTGCCCGAGGTACCGGTTGGTGGCCTCGATCAGATCCCGGACGACAGGCACCATCCGGCGCGACAGCGGATCGTCGTCCGTCCGCAGCAACTCGTCGTACACGTCCGGGATGTTGTCCCAGATGGATTGGTACGTAAGGTAAGCGCGCACGCGCAGGATATCATCCGCATCCGTGACGTGCGCCGGAACGGGGCGCTTGAGTAGCGCAGCGGTGTCGTACGGACCGGTCGCGGCAGCGGCAGCCATGGCTCACTTCCTCAATTCGACGTGCGACTGGTGCGTTCCAGTCCTATGTGGCTTGCCGAAGAGTCCGGACATCAAGCGCCCCAACGCTTCTGGCGTGTGGTCATCTTTCTTCTCCGGAAGCTCTGGAGCGTTGCGGCCCTTCTCAGCCGCCTTCTCCGCAGTCTCCGGATACTTGTATTGGCCGAACTCGCGGATCGTGTTGACGCACTTGCGATGCACGGTCAATCCTGGCTCACCCGTAGATGGTAGCGGCTTGAGGTACCGGCGGATCCACTCCAGCCGGTCCTTGATTGGTCCGCCTGTCCGCCGACCGGCGCGGAGCCGTAGCCGCTCGCTCAGCTCACGCGTGCGGTCCGGCTCTGCGGGATCCGGGTAGAACTCCCGGAGCACCGCCGGGCGCAGGCCGCGAGCCAGGATCTCCTCCGCGGCCTCGCCGGTCGTCCGGCCAGTCTCGTAATACTCATCAACGATGTGCATCCGCTCGTGGTGCGGATCCAGCTGGACCAGCAGCCAGACGAACGGGTTGGTGAAGCCGTAGTCAGAGCAGGCGTACGTCTCCCAGTTCGGGTTGAACAGCTGATCCGTGACGTGGATCTCTTCGTCAAAGTCCTTGAATACGCGGCCGGCAAACTCGTTGAACAGCGCCTCGATCTCCTGGTTGAACATCTCCGTAGATTGGTCCAGGAACAGCGACCAGATCTCAGGATCGATGCCAACCGGCGATGGCGGCAGCCCGCGCTCATTGGCGTAGAACTCAACGCGCTCAATCCAATCGCGCAGCCCGCCGTCACGGCGCGCTCGCTTGGCGCTGTTGAGGAGCTTGGAGTTGACGCCATCCGGATAGACGTACGGGTTGATCCAGGACGGCGCGCGCCAAGACCTCCAGTCGGTCCGGTTCGGGTCCTGGCCCTGCGCCCATAGGTCATAGAACCAGTTGCGGCCCTCAGGGGTGGAGCCGAAGTACGTCCAGCCGCCGAAGTCAGCGAGGGTGGGGCGGATGTACTTGATCCACACGGACGGCTTGAGCTTGGCCGCCTCCGAGAACACCACGCCGCTCAGGCCCTCGCCGACCAAGGTCTGCGGGTACTGCGCTGACTTGGCATGGACGATGAAGCGTCCGCCTAGCGCGCTGATCCGCATCTGCCCGGACTCCGGGTTGTTGTAGCTACCCGGCCGATCGAGCTTGATCCCCAAGCTCTCCAACGCCATCCAGGCAACCCGGAACTCCTTCTCAGCGTCGGAGTAGGTTGGGCCGACAATCCAGTACTCACGCCGGAGTCCGCGCCGCTTCAGCTCATCCAGCTCTACGAACGTGCGCAGGTACTCCGGTACCAGCTTGTGGCCACCGGTCTGTGACTTGCCGGCGCGCCGCCCGAACGAGACCACCTGGTTCCTGGTGCCATCAAACAGGATCTCGCGCTGCGCGTCATGCGGCGTCCACAGCGTCCGCTTCCAGAAGCTCTCGTGGACTTTCCGCTTGGCAGGCGGTGTGCTGAGAAGGACGGGACTAGTCACCGCTGCACCGTCGGACCTTCAGGTCAAAGGCTGCGGCTTCCGTCAGTCCGATTGCCATCGTCCCGGAGATCGATCCGTTGCGGAACAACATGTTTGAGGAGTGCGCAAGTTCGCCTTCCGCATCAATCTTCTGGATGGCACAGATCACCAGATAATCACCGATCACATCGCCGCTGTCGTACATGCCATACGCATAGGCGCAACGCTCGATCGCTGACGTCAGCTGCTCGTCCGCCTCGATCTGCTCAGGAGTCCGTCGCATCGCTCGCCTCCTCCTTGCCGAAGAGATCGGCCAGCACGTTCTGGAAGCCGGTCGCGGTGACCTCCACGTCCACGCCGCCCTTGACTCCGGCGCGGTCCAGCACGTGCGCGGCTGCGGCGATCCGATCCTGGTGCCTGATCTTGGAATTCTCTTCGTCGCGCACTGCGGTCATGCCAATCAGCCGAAGCGCCACGATCTCTGATGCTTCCTGTAGCCGCCTCTGCGCTGCGGCCACGACAACCGGAATCTTCGCACCGTGCGCATGGCAGACCACTCCTCCTCGCATCGGGAGCGACAGGCACGGCCGGGTGAGCCGCTGCCAGTCGTTATCGGCGATGTACATGCCGGTCTCGTCGCGGATGTAGGCGGTCCCGTTGCACCGCCGCTCGCTGTGCCGGAAGTACGGCAGGAACCAGTCCTCGTCCAGCTCAGCGGCGTAGCCGTCCCACTGGTAGTTGTACTCAAACCAGCAATCCTTTGGCCGGTCCTCCTTCTCAACGGCGAACAACAGCCCGTTCTCCAACTGCTCATCGAGCCAGTTGACGTCAGGCTTGGTGTTCTTCGCACCTCCTACGTTCGGCATCAGTCAGTTCCATTCGTAGCTGGTTCGTGCACCTCACGGATCTTATCCGCCACCCAGGCTTCAAGCTCCTCCATTGCACGCATGTCATCATATGGCCCTGCCGCGTCGATCCGGGAACGAGCGAACAGCGAGACTTGCGTCAGCGCGGCATGTGCTCCAGCCACCCAAGCGTTGCGGTAGTCCTCCTCCACACGCGCCTCGCGCAGCACGCGAGACTCAAGCTCTCCGGCTACCACCAGACCGGTGCTGTCAAAGCCTTCCGTTGTCACGGCCATGTACCCAAGTATGCCGTAATGCGGTCAGGACCGAGGTTCGCCTGGACTCTGTCCGTCAGCGTGGCCTGAACATTGGAGGTCTTGGGGTGCGCCTCGCCCTGCACCACCCACAGCGTCTGGAGATTGGAGGTTACCCGGCGACGCACCGTCCAGGGCGTGCCGAGAAGGGCGCTGATTTGGCTCCTAAGCGTCCAGGGAGCCGTCAGGGTACCCGTAGCCACCCCTCGCACCGCCCAGGGCGCAGACAGGCTCTGAGACACGGTTGCGCGCTGCGCCCACGGAACGCTCAGAGAGCCGCTAACCGAGGCGCGCAGCGCCCAGGGCGTGGAAACCGACCGGCTGACGGTGTTGCGGATCGCCCACGGTACGCCGAGCGTGCTGGTAACCGGCGTAGTCGTGGGGCTGAGTGCGAAACTGTAGCTTGGCGGCTCATCCGCGTCCAGCGTGGTGCCGGTGATCGAGGATTGGTTGCCGGAACCAATGTCGTCCGGGATCGCCGTTGCGACGCTGCTCTGGTTCCACCGCGTCAGCCAGGATGCGCCCTGGGTCACGATGTCCGCCGCAGAGCTGGTGCAGGCCGCCTCCACCTTGGCATCAGCCCACGCCGAGGTCGCCGTGAACATCACCGCAACAGAGACGCCATTCAGGTGCGTCCCGGCCGCGCCACCCCCGTAGCCGGACACCTGGATCGAGTCGATTGGCCCGGAACCGGCACCAGGGTTGAAGCCGCTGGAGACGTGCGTCCAGGCCCCTCCGGCGGTGTAGTCCTTGAAGTGCCAGGTTGCGTTCCCGGTAGCGCGCGAGAAGCCGATCCAGCACCAGTGCCCGGCCGGATCGAACGTGGCGCCAGCCGAGAAGTCATTCCAGGTGAACCACTTGCCGCCATCCCGGCCGAACGCCCAGACGGAGGAGCCCGCCTTGGTGCCGGTCAGCACCCAGCCGTAGAGGTCGCTCATCTTGATGAGCGCCATGGCGGTCATGTTGTCCTGATTGACCGGCGCGCCACCCGGCGAGAAGTTGACTTGGTCAGGCAGCGTCCGGGAAAACGCGCGTGTGCTCATGGCAGGGTGTCTCCGGTGATGGCGAACACCGCGCCGTCGTTGGCTGCGCCGGACGCCGCGGGTACGGTGCGCTTGATCCAGAACGCCTGCACCTGGCCCGGCGCCATGTCGCCGATCGTCAGCGGTCCGGCCGAGAAGGCCACGCCGGACGGCGCGGTGTTCTCGTTCGCCACGGTGACCGCCTGCGCGCCGGACGCGCCCTTGGCGGTGATGCCGGTGGGGTCCAGGCCGATCTGGACGGAAGCGCCGCCCGCAGTCTCGCTCTGGATCGACAGAACCGCGCCGAGGAGCGTCAGCGTGGCGTGGTTGTTGAGCCCGAACAGGCAGCGGTACTCCACGTCACCGCTGGCCGCCTCCGCGCCGCTCACGTCATCGAACACGTTGTTGGCGACGTTGGTGGTCGGGCCGTTCGTTGCCACCTGGTCGCCCAGCGAGGTCGCAGCCGTTCCGGCGGTGGTGTCGCCGGCAGCAGCGGCCACGCTGTACCGGTAGATGATATCGGTGTTGACGATTGGCATCGCTAGCTCCTCGTGACTGCCAGGGAGGTGGTTACCCGGCCTTCCACGATCGGCCAGGCGTCGCCGGTCGGCCCGGTGATGTACAGGTCGTACACGCCACGCTCCCAGAGGTAGCCGGATGTGGCGCTGCTGGGGATTCTAACCGTTACCTGGCGATTGAACGAGTCAACGGTGATGCCAGCCGGATCGACCGTGGCGAGCGGCGCGACATCGCTGCGCTGCGCCCGGATCTGCATGGAGCCGGTGTAGCCGGTGAGGTCTGCTGGACCGCCCACGACGTCAACCACGAACTCCACCGTACCGCCAGCAGGGATCTCAAAGTCCCGGTATGCCGCAGTCAACTTGGACCTCCAACGAATGATGGGGACTCCGCCCATGAGTCCCCACCATCCTACCCGTCCCCATCCGCGCCGAGAGTCTAGCCGACCTGCCCCTCATCGGCCCGGCTGGCGATGGCGAGCGCTCGATTGACCTCGCGCATCATCGCCATGCCGACCTCCTTGGCGCGTGTGGAGTTGAACGTCCCGGCCTGGTCCACGTGCTCCCAGCACATCGACGCTGCAGCCAGCGCCTGGAACAGGATCTCCTCCAGCGTCAGGTCCTCGTTGGTGTGCTGCACGAACGTGAACGGGTTGGATTCCGCCGCCACGGCGATCCGCTGCGCCCGCTTGGACATGTTCTGCTTGATGGCGTCCTCGACCCACCACTCCAGCGACTTCTCGTCGATCCAGCCGCAGCGGTGGCAGCGCTCGATGTAGCCGATCGGGTGCCCCTCGCTCAGCTTGATCGAGATCATCTCGTGTTGCTCGCCGGGCAGGCAATCCGACGGGTTGAGCGTCACGCCAACGCTCGTGAGGGTGCGGATGGGGTTGGGCCGGTCGCTCACTCGGGCTGCACCTCCGTCACGCCGATGGCGAACGTCTGGCCGTCCGCGGTGTCGAAGTACAGCGGCGTGATGCCGTTGCCGTCCGGCTCCTCGTGCAGCACGCCGGAGCCCATGCCCTCCTCCATGCCGAGTCGGTGCCGGAGCCGCGTGTTGGTGCGAAGCTCCTCCGCCAGCTCTCGCGCCACGATCGCTCTGTCCACTATCGCTTCCTCGCCTTCTTGCCAGCGGCCAGCTTCTTGGCCGCACCTGCGGAGCCGAACATGATGCGAGCGGCTTCCTCGCGAGAGATCAACCGCCCTGTCTCGATGTGCTGGACGCCGCGTGTCTTGCCCCCACCAGAGGAGCCGGACCCACCGCCCTTCCTCGCAGCCCAGTACCGCTTCATACCGGCACTGATTGCCGCTTTGTGCGCCGCGCTGAGCGGCCTGCCCTTGGCCATGCGGCGAGCCTAGCGCAGCCCGATCTTCCGAGTGCGGGCTGCCTTGCGCGCCATGGACTTTCGTCCGGCCTTGGTGTGGCCCTTGTTGGCGATGCGCGCAGCCTTCTCCTGGCTCATCCCCTTGGCCACTAGCTTCAGGTACACGGCCTGCCGATTTTTGTAGACAAAGCCGTATTTGCCTCCTCGATCACTGACCATGCGCCAAGTCTAGACCTGGACGATCAAGTGCGCCGGTCCCGTCATGAGGAGCGCGAAGAGGAGCGCGCCGGGTAGCGCCATCCACAGGTCATCCAACAACCGCATCATCGCGCGTCCACCAGCGGCACGAACGCGCCAAACAGGAACTCCTGCGCCTCGCGCTTGGCGTTGGCGGCCCACTTCCGAAGCTGGCCCCAGCGGAGACGCGGCTGGTGCCGTCCCTCGTGCGAGATCCGGGTGATCACCGGGACGAACGGCTGCGCCCACTTCGGCTGGAACGCACCGAGGTCGGTGTACACGCCCCAGGTCTCCTTGCCGCGCGGCGCGTCCTCGTCGCCGGTCCAGGCGGGCATCTCAGCGGTGGGCCAGATCTCGTTGAAGTCCATGATGGTCCCTTCAGAGGTTGTCTGACAACGATGATCTCTCTCATCATACGTTGCCGCTAGTGGTTCAGGAGCCGCACTGGCGGAAACAGCAGAATCTACTCAGCATGCCGCGCGGTCATGGCTTTCGCTCGCCTACCCGTGCTGGCGCTCCCTCACCAACGCAACCAACCTCCAGCGTCCCGGAGGTTGGCGAGGGTTACGTATGGCTTCGGCAACGGCTAGCCGGTTGTCCCGACAGATGCTGAGCAAGCCCAGTTCCTTCAACGGGGGTTACGGTTCTGCTTCGGCCTCCGCAGTACGGATACCAACCCACAAGCTACCGACGTTTCTGCCGGCTCAGCCGACGTAGTACGAACTCCAGGAGTTGTTGCCCTGGCTGGACGTCAGCGCGCCGGTGTAGGTGCCCGCGTAGATCACGTACGCGGTCCCCTTGCAACCGGCGTCCTTGTAGAAGGTGAACTTCCAGGAGGTGTAGTTGTCCACCGCCGACGGCTTGTCGTTCGCCCCGGTCGGGAGCGCCCGGCAGACGTGCGTGGAGCCCACCGGGAGCGGCCAGGCCGCACCGCAGTAGCCGACCGGGCAGCCGTCCCAGATCGTGGTGTACCCGGCCGGACCGGTATGCGCGGCGAGCGCGGGCGTGGCGCCAGTAAAGAGCAGGCTGACACCGGCCAGCGCGCCGAGCAGAGCGAGGGTGAGCTTGCGGGTCACGTTGTCTCCCAATGGTTTTGGCGGGGCACGGCGGAGTCGGTTGCCGCCATCGTCCACCGTGCCCCTGACGGACGCCGGATTCAGCCCCGACTCAGCCACCAGCCGATCCCCCGCAGAGGGTACGACTGGATTTCCTGCGCTGCCAACCTTTGGGCCTCTCGCGAGGGTTCAAGCCATGACACAGCGCAGTGCTCGCATGCAGTTCCGAGCGAGGGGAGGGCAGGACTTGAACCTGCTACCTCTTACCGGCTCAGTCGTCCGGCTTACCACTTAGCGTGGTGCGCTCTGCCATATGAGCTACCTCCCCAGCGCGGTGGAGCCGGAGCCGCGAAACACCGGCGTCCACCGCTTCGCAGTCGGGCCGTACGCTCCCTTGGATCGCAGCCATCCCGGGGGTCCGAGGAGCGCTGCTATCCGCGACGCTGCGCGCGCCGGGTTCAGACAGACCTCCGATGGCGGTCATCGGTCTGCCTGTGGGCGCTTCGGGTAGGGCAGCGCGCCAACCCTGGGGGCAGGGGAGTCGCGCCGGGCCGTAGCGCCCGCTGGCTGATGTTACCCGTCGAGTCTCGCGCGGCTTTGCTTCTGCCGCTAGCACTCGACTTCGGTGACCTTCGCCTTCAGGATGTCGTTGGAGTGCTTGGTCTGCCCGGACTGCCAATCGTCCTGAGTGTACTTGCCGTCAGACGTCAGCGTGAGCGTAGCGGTCTGTGGGTCCTCCAGTCCCGTCACCTGGTACGTGACGTCGCAGGAGTCCGGCAGCTTCGTGCCCTCCGCCACGGCAAGCCGGATCTGGTAGTCCACGTTGCACCCGGCCGAACCAAAGCAGTCCTTCTTGGTGGTCTTGACGGTCAGCTTCAGGTCTTCCGCCTTGAGGATCGGACCGCGCGCCAGCGGCGGAGCCGAAGCCTTGACGCCGTTGGTGAACTGGGGAGTAGCGCGGAGCGGTGGCGGATCGTCCGTACCGAACGCACCCAGCACGCCCGCGCACAGCGCCGCGAGGATCAGAAGCCCCAGCGCGCCCGCGCCGAGGGCGAACGGCCAGATCACCCGGCGCTTGCGCGGCGCGGGCGGAACAGGTCCCTCAGTGTAGTACATTGATTCCTCCATAGTCGATTGCGGATCGACTATGCGCCAGTCCTCCTCGTTGCCGCTAGCTGGCCGCACGAGGTCTGCCCAATGCGGCTCGCTCACTTGCCCTCCTTCCGAGCGACTGTCCGCCCCGGGCAGCGTCGCCGGAACACGTTGTTCTCATACCACTCGTGCTCGCTATGCTTGGTGGGAAGGTCGCAGCGCTTAGTTGGCGTCATCCGGCGCTCCCCGTTCCGCGTAGGTACCACCGCGCCAAGCCGGCAAACAGCGCCAGCCCGATCGCCGCGCCAACGCTCACAGCCTTCACATCTTCTCCCAGGTGCAATCGCCGATGAGCCGGATCACGCGCGTCGATGGGGTGATAGAGAACTGGGCCAGACTGCCACGTGCTACGGTGCCCGAGTCGATCACGCTCTTGGGCTTCTCATCATTGGCCTTCCGCGTCTCCCACGCGCAGCCAAATGTGTTGCCGGTCGCCGTCACGATGTAGCCGCCCGGAGCCATCTCACTCGGCGTCTTGAATAGACCGCTCCCAACCCAATTGAGCCTGACGCCGGAGGGAAGCTCAGGCACGCGCGCAACAACAGTCTGTTGTGCCGACTGAAATGTGCCGACATCTTCCGAATGCTGCGCCGAATTCCCAACCCAGCCAAGAATTCCGCCAACGAGTGCGCAGGGCGCGCCCGCCATTAGGTACGTCCAGAACTTCACGGGAGTACCACCTTGAAGTCGGTGAGGCGGAGCCCAGCACCCTCCGTCTCATGCAACAGGATCTTCTGGCCGCTCTCGTCCACGGCTGGGCCGGTAATCGCTGCCGCGCTGTACTTGTGCCCCGCGTTGTCCACGAGCGTCAGCAACAGCATCGAGCCACCGAGCATCTTGGAGAGCGCGCCCATTGCCGGCGTCTCCACCTTCAGCACGAACTCCTTTGGCGCCTCAGCCATCGCTTGAACCAAGCTTCCAGTTTCTGATGTTCACCAACGGGACGCTCATCAACGTCTCCAGCGGAGCCATCTGTCCATTCTTGCGATGGACATGGAGGCAATCGTCTATGACCGATATCGCATCGCACATGCCTCCGCAATCCATCGTTTCCATCCTGCCGTCCATCCACTCGATGCGGATCGTCTGTGGAATCCAACGGCTGAACTCACGCACCACGGTCGCTCTCCTTCTCGCCCGGTGCGAGGCGTGGAACGGGCGTTTGCTCTGGCGTCGGACGGTTGGGCATCGACCCATCAAACGTCTTGGGCAACGACTTGATTTCCCACAGCTCTTGGTGCGGCGACAGCGACCTGGAGGCCCTTTCTCCGGGGTCGATCATTCCGTTCCCCAAACCAAATTCGGATTGGTCCCAGTCGTCCGCATCGCGCTTCGTATCACTCATGACAGGACCTCCACGTTCACGAATCCATCCTCAAACTTCACACTGACCTTACGCTCTCCCAACAGCGTTCCGGCAATGTCCGTACAACACGACTCACAGACCTTGATCGGCTCGCTGCTATTGGTAAGCGCAACCTCTAGCGTGTCGTCAGCCTCCACGCCGATTCCGCATACCGGACAACTACCAACGATGTTCATGGCACCCCTCCTTCAAGATCGGGTAACTGGGTAACTGGGTTTTCGGCCCGAGACTTCCCCCTAACGCGTATCCAGGCGTTTTATGGGCAAATCCCTCGTATATACATTACTCTTCTCCCTATAATCCAGTTACCCAGTTACCCGATCTTGAAATATATACATCTACCAGGGAAAACGTTGGTAACTGGATAGGTAACCGGATGAGGATTTCCCAGTTACTTCGGGCCTCATCCAGTTACCCAAAACCCAAGATCGACAGGCTTTACAAGATCGGGTAACTGGATCGGGTAACTGGATTAGCTAGCCCGTAACCATCCTTATCCAGTCCTCCTTCAACCGCATTCCAGTGATGAACCAGGTCGGTTTTCCGTCGATTTTCACCTGCTTCCGGATGTACCCCAGTCCCTTGATCTCGCTCCCGAACCGCTTGAGTGAGTACCGGTCGTGCTCCTTGATCCGATGGTTATCGCACCAGACGATATAGGCCTGATACAGTTGCGTCGGCCCTACCCGGTAGGCGTCCGGCTCGCCGTAGTCGCACAACTCCTCCATGGCGCTAGCGAAGTCGGATACCTCCGCCCGGAAGCGCCGCCCAGCCGCCTCCGCCCCGGCCGGAATGAACGAAAGCACATCCGGATTGTCCAGGTACATCTGGTACCCAGCCACCAGCCATGCCAGCACTGCCGCCCGGCCCTCGTCAGACGAGAGCATCTTGACAAAGGCATCATCCTCCTCGTTCTGTGGAATCTGCACATCGAACGGCACCACGATCACCCGGCGCCAAAGAGCGGCATCGGCTCCCTCGATCGTGGGCGCGTGGTTCGTCAGCAACCACGGCGTAAACGCGGGCACGATATCCATGTACTCCTTGGCGTATGGCACACGGGCCGAGATGGGCGCTCCGCCGGTGATCCGTTTGATCTGGTCCGGATGCAGCCGCCACGACGCGCTCGCCTCCTCGGCGTACACGAACCGCTTAGACAGCACCTTTACCAAGTCCGGCCGCGGGCGCTCATCCTGGTTGTCGCGGAACACCGTCATCGAGGTCGGTGCGGCATAATCGCCAAGCGCCGCAGCCAATGCCTTGGCAAAGGTGGTCTTGCCGGTAGAGGTCGGCCCGAACGCAACTGGCATCAAACGTCGGGTGTTCTCGCCGAGCAACGTGTACCCGGCGAGCGCTTGTAGCCACTCGCGGACCTCTACATCCGGTTGGAACCGCGCCAGGAACTTCTCCCACTCCGGCAGATGCGCGTCCTCGGCGTACCTGGTGCCTGTCGAGATGGTGTTCCAGTCCTCCAACCGCGACGGGCGGAGCCGCACACGCCGGGAGGCATCTTGCAACTCCAACGTCCCGTTTGGACACACCAGAAGATCCCGCCGAGCGTCCAACTCCGAGGCGTCCAGCGTCATGCCCTTAAGGTCCCTGGCCTTCCTCAGCATCGAGTCAAGCTTGCCGTCGTTTCCAGAGGCGTTGGCGAACTTCAGCAGCGCAGCCTTGGTCTTGGGATCCTCCTCAAACTCCGCCTCCTGCCGAATCGTGCCCACCGTCTCCATGGCCATCCGGGTGATCTCGCCGTCACGGTCGAGCACCCACACGTTGAGCCGGTCGCTCCACACGAACCAGTTGCCGAACGCGGGCACCCAGCGTACCGAGTTCCGGTAGCGCGCAGCGAACCTCCGCGCGTTCCCGGTGTCGTTCCGCTCGTACACATCCGTCGCGCCAACACGACGGCGCTCCTTCGGCGCACGGCTGAGCTCATCCAGCGAGCACAGGTCCTCGTCCTCTGGATCGCCCTCCGCCACCACCTTCTGGACTGCCCCGGCCTTGGCGCGGGCATACTCGCCCCGCCACTCCGCCTCGGACCGCCGTCCGGCTACCGATTCGGCAAACGCACTGCGAACCTTTGCCAGAGCCTTCCATAGCCCGTGATGCCCAGCAGCGGAGTCGCCCACGACTGCCCAGACCGCATCACGCATTGCATCGTGCGCGCCTCCGTCAGGCCCAGCCAGACGCATCGCCGACAGATGCTTCCGGAGCGTCCGGTCCATGGCAGCACACAGAGGGTGATCCCCACGATCTTCGATCCATTGCTGGACCTCCGAGTCGTCGAGATCCACTTCTGCGCGCGCAACCCATGCCTTTCCATTGGTCAGCCCTTCCACCCAGCGAGGCGGCAACTCCGGAAGCTCAGCCGGAGTTGGGAACTCATCGTCAACCACCGTCCCGTCCGGCTTGACCCAGTGGTACTCCGCGCCGGTGTCCGGGTGTACCGACGGCGCAACGACCGCATACCGGTGGTCCCAGCGGATCAGCTCCACCCCGCCGCCCTGCGGCAGCTTGCCCGGCCAAGCGAGGTTGCTGGGGATCCGGAACCAGCGGATGCCCGACGGGGCATCTCGCGCAGACGAGACCCATGTCTGCGGGAGACTCCCCCACGCTTCCTCAGCCGACGCAACGGTTTGCGCGCCCGACTTGGTGTCGTACGCGTCCACGTCGATCCCTAGCACCGTCTTGGGCGGAGAGATGGCGAGGTTGCCCTGCGGGTACTCCACGGCCCAGCGTGCTAGCTGCGCGCGGTCTGGTGTCTCGTTACTGTGTGGCTTGGATGCGCCGGTCCAGTCAGACGGCGGAGCGTGCTTTTTGCCGGCGGGCAGCGGCAGCGGACGCCAGCCTGCCTCCAGGTAATGCACTGCCCCCATTGCGAATGGACCGGAGGGAATGGACTTCACGCCTCACCACGCCGGTTGCGACGGGCCCAGGCCTCTTCCAGCATCTCGCGCCAAATGTCTGACATGGTGACCTTGCGCTCCCTTGCCTCCTCTCGCACCGCTTCATAGATCTCCGGCTGGATGTGGGCCTGCGCTTTCGGCCCTATGTATGGCCTTCCGGCCTTGCGTTCCATCACAGGTTGCATAGTTGGATCCGATCCGTTATCGCTCACGGAGCTAAGACGATACGCGCCGGGCGAGAGACGCGGCGACGCGTGCTGCCTTGTTCGCTGCCTCCTTACGGCGCTTGAGGAAGGTGATGGCGTGCTTGACGGCATCCCGTGCGTGCGGCTTACCGGGAACCCAGTAGCCCCAAGCCTTTTGCCGGTCATCCGACACCGTGCCCATAGCGAGACCGGGTTGCTGCTTGACCCAGTACCTAGGGCGGCAGGCCCAGCGCAGGATGGCGTTGATCTCAACCGGATCGAGCACCGCGTTGACCTGGCGCAGGTGGAAATCCTCCGTCACCAGCCGGGCGTGCGGCCACTCCTCCACCATTGCCAGGATCTCGTCGATCTGGCTGTCCTGCGAGCCGGTGAACTCGCCCGCATACCAGCACTCCACGTTGGCCATGACCGGGATCGTAGGATCACCGCTCATTGCGTCCGGGTGGACCTGGAATATGGACCAGCCGGTCGTGCCGCCCGGATCGAGCGCAATGACCTGGAACCCAACTTCTCCGTCATCCTCCGGCTCCTCGTCAGCCGAGACAGCACCGAACGTGCTCACTTTGCCGGCCAATTCGCGATGACGTACCAGAAGCACCCGGCCACCGCCGCAGCCAGGCAGAGGAACAACAGCACCGTGCCCCAGCCGACGCCACCACGCTTGCCGGTCCCGTACACGGTCTCCGAGTGGTCGAGCGCGCCCTTCAGCCGCTCCCGGCGCTCCTGTGCGCGCTGCGCGGATGCGAGCAGGTAGTCCGGTACATCCGCGTCCGCAATCTCGCCGGGCGGATCGAGCACCGGGCCGGGCACGATGACGGCGTCTGTGGCCTGCGGCCAGCGCGCCGCAGGGCGAACCTCCGGCGGCTCCTCGCCCGGCGTGCACATCGGCGAGCCATCCACGTGCTCCAGCTTGGCGGAGTCCTCGCCGAACTGCACTGCGATGCCACAGGACGGGCAGTTAAACCCATCCGATTCCAACGGAGAGCGATCAGAGTACCGCATCGCACACCTTTCCCACCAGTAGAAGCAGACTGGCCGCTACGGCCAATAGAAGCAGACTTGCGCCGATGACAACGCCCAGCCGCCATCCGTAGTTGAATGACGGGCTGGGCGCTGCCCGGCGCTCGAATCGAGCGCCCACGGCCTAGGCCTGTGGGTTGTCCCGGATCGGCCGGGTGGTGATTAGACCGCCCGTGCCGTCCCGGATCTCTTCCTGCTCCACCGATGGCTCCGGCCGGTTGACCTCCAGCAGCGCCATTGCCTTGCGGTATGCCGCCTCCTCGGTGTCCGCGCGCACGGTGGTGCTGAAGCGCTCCGTGACCTGGCGCTCAGTCATCACCACAGCCTGCTTCCCCAGACCCTGATTGATCTTGACGGCGTAGTTGTTACCGTCCCGGAGCGGTTCCGGCGGCGTGACCTCGTGGACCTGGATCGTGACGGTCCAGTGCTTGTCCATCTCAACCCCTCCTGCGGGGCGGACGGCGAACGCGCCACCAGCCCCAACCGATCGAGAGAGCCACCACACAGCTAGCGCGCGGCTCCCAACCAACTTGATGAATGACTCGGCCGTGCCTCGGGATCACGAGAACACCGCCGCTCCGGCGATCCCTAGCACGGATGCCGCGATAAAGGCGAGGATCGTTGCCCCGATGAGCTTTCCGACTCGGCACATGTCGCCGTTCCGCGTCGGGCTGCCCGGCTTGTGCTTGGTTCCGCCACCAGTCTTGGACGGCTTGTAGACCGGCTTGGGTGACTTGCCGGCTCGCCCTGGGCGCCGCTCGCGAGGCGGACGACCACCACCCGGCCGGGGCATTACAGCACCCCGGCCGCAGCAGCGGCAGTCGCGCCGAGCGATGCGACGATCAGCCCGAGCAGCACTGCCCCAACGACTTTCGCCGTCATGCAGTTACCGGTCGTGTGCTTGGTGCCGCCGGTGTTCGGGTTGGGCTTGTAGCCCGGTCCCGGACCGACGCCGCCACGACCACGCCGACCGGGCGGACGGCCACCCTTCGGTCGATTCTTTCCCATATGTACCAACGCCTTTCGTCAGCAGTGCGGCTGTGCGGGCATGAACCCGGCCGCCAGGCAGAGCGCCAGCAGCGAAAGGATCGCCGTCAGCCACAACGTGAATTTCTGCTGCGGAGTCATGAGCGCGCCGCCCCGGGGTTGGCGGCCCACTCCCAGTCGTGGATCGCCGGGATGACCTCCGCGCCGTCCTCGCGGCGCGCCCAGGGCAGGATATCGGCGTGGTAACCCGTCCGGCCGGTGACGTAGTCCTCGCCCCACTTGGAGGACGGAACTCCATGCGCCGCAAAGGCATCCACGCGCGCGCGGATGTTGCAGGACCGATCGAACTTGGCCATAAATCCGCACGAGCCGGTCTGGAAGCAAACCGGCCGCAGCCGGTTGGCGATGTCGCGGAACTGCCAGGCGTCCGGCGACTCGTGCCGACCGCCGATCTCCGGATTCCAGTCACTGGTGTACTCCCGGAGCGCCTGCGCCATCCCGGCGAAGACCACGCGCCAGGGGAACTGCGCCTGGGTGCAGGTCCGTTTCCCGGCCTCCTGAAGCAACGTCCGGAGGTCGAGCACCCAGTGGATCCGCGTTGGCATGTCGTGCGGGATCACGCCGCGCGCCTCCTCAGCGGGCATCCCGTAGTCGATCAACCGGCCGTACTGCACCTGGAGGATTTCCATGGTGTTGTCCCACGTCCGGCGAGCGTTCCACTGCGGCGTGCCGACCTTGTTGGCCTCCGGCCCGGAAAGCCAAGGGGGCAACGGGATCTCCTCGGCCCAGTTGCCTTCCGGCACGGCGAACCTAAGCGACTCCTGGGCAAAGAAGGATGCCCGACTGCGGACCATCTGATGCGTAATGGCACGAGTGACCCCCTCGATCTGGAAGTGGAACTGCGCCACCTCCAGTGGTCCGTTGAGGACGGTGGACAGCATGTCGTCGATGACGGCGCGCCGCTCCTCGTCAGTGACCTGGCTGAGGTCCCGGACGACCTTGCCGGAGTACTGCGCGCACAGCGCGGCCACGGAGCCGTAGGGGTCCGGCATCGCGTTGAGGAGCCGTACGCGGATCTGCCCGCGCTGCTCCGCCGGGATCGGCTCACGCGCGTACTGCGCCGCGTCCGCTGCCCGCACCGGCAGCCGCCGCTCCTCGTCCTGGCCGCCGGTGAAGTCAGCGTGTTCCCACATGCCGGGGAGTTCGTTGTCGTCGTTCATTTGTCCACCGTCCGATACTCCAGCACGACTTCCGGCATGCAGTCGAGCAGGTGCTTGACGTCGGACTCCAGGTGATCGTAGTCCTTCCGGGCGACGCAACCCAGCGCGCCGACCATGCCACGCGAGCGCAACTCTTCCAGAAGCTGGCGCGTGGTCGCGAGCCCCAGCTGCGGCCCGTTAAGGTCTTCCTTGAGTTGGTTGAAGTCGGCTGCAGTCGGGTAGCGAAGCCGATCCGGCATCAATCCGCCCGCAACAAAAGTCGGCTGCCTCCGGATGAACTGCGCCAGCGTTTCGGTGTTGTCGCTCACTTCTCAGCCACCTTGATGAGAATGATGCCGAACGTTACTTCAGCGATGAGGAGTGCGATTTGCCACCACAGCGTCCAGCTCATGCGAGTCGCCTCGCAATCGACCGGACGCTCAGCCGGGTGTACAGCCGGGCTGCACGGAAGCGGCCCTGCTTCACCGAGACCAGTGCCGCCACCATCGGGCAGCACTGCTCGGTGCTCTTCACGCCGCGCGCCTGCGGAGCCGGAGGCTTGCGCCGGTCCCGGCTGCGGGGCTTGACCTTGCGCGGGTCCGGCGGCTTGCGACCGTGCGACGGCATCAGGCCACCGCCCTTGCGGCGATGAGACGCACCGACATGGCAGCGTAGCGTCGAGCCAGCCGGAACTTGCCGGCCTTGACGGAGCGGACGGCTGCCGCCATCGGACAGCAGCCTCCCGTCTTGCGTCCGCCACCGGAGGTGTTGCCGGATCCCTGCTTGGTCAGCCGACTCGGCCGGGGCGGAGGAGTGGGACGCTTCGCCATCAGACTCGCGCCGCCAACAGCCGCACCGACATCCGGGCGTACCGACCGGCGAGCCGGAACTTGCCGCGCTTGATGGAGTGCACCGCCTCGACCATCGGGCAGCACTTGCTGTCCTTGCCGCTGCCGCCCGCGGCGCGGTGCGAGGTCTTACCGCGGGCCTTGTTGGTCTGGATCTTGCGCGTACGGCCACCCGGTCCACCCGGGTTGCTGTCGCCCTTCCACTTGCTCATCGCCGTTCCCTTCTTGGCGTACCGGGGCGCTAGTGGCCCAGGTCCGGTTCGGTTCTGCTTGACCCATTCCGGGATGTAGTCGTCCCAGTTGTTCACCGTCGGTCCTCCGGCCGGATGAAGCCGCGACCGTCGCGAGGCGGGCTGGGGAATCGGTAGCCGCCGTCCGGCGTCATGCCCTTCCCGGCCTCCATCACGCGATGCGCCTCGACGGACGCGGGATCAGCCACGAACACGTAGTTGATTGCGTTCAGCAACTCCTGGACCTCGGGTAGCAGCAGCTGCTCACGGCCCTGGCTCTTACGCACAGCGGCCATGGAGGCGAGCGCGAAGGAGAGGCGTCGCGCGCCCTCCTCGGTCATCCGGATCTCGACCGGCTTGTTGCTGAAGACACCGGCCAGCCCACCCGGGCTAACCGCGACCGCCTTACCGTCCCATGTCCTCATGTTGGTCCCTCCTGTTCAGACTACATCATATCGGATCGGAAACAATTGCCGCTACTAGCCCGTGACTTCTCTCCGCTCCCGGACCCAATCCCTTGCCACCTCGTCATAGGAGCGAGCATCGCCGTCTGGGAAGTTCAGCAAGTGGTTCTCTCCCATCCACTCGACTACTTCCTCAGCCACCTTGGTTACGATGTCCTCGTCCAGGTCTGCTTGCTTGTTGAC